CAGTAATGTATGCTTTGGTTTACGGAGCAGGAGGCGGCGGAGGAGGAACTGGTGGCGGTCCCTATTCAGGAACTGGTTCAAGCGGTGCAGGTGGTAGTGGTGGTGTAGTTGCTGGTTTTGTTTCACCGACAATGAGAGCCGTTACAATTGGAGCAGCAGGTACTGCTGGTACTGCTGGCGCAACCAACGGTACTGGTGGTAACGGTGGCACTGGAGGCACTACTTCTTTTGCTGGATTAAGAGCAACTGGTGGTTCTGGCGGCAACGGTGGTCCAACTGCTGGTGCAAACCAACCAGGAGCAGCGGCTGGCGACCCTAATGGAGTTGCAGGGGTTACGACAACTGGTGGTGTTATGTCGTGGTCTGCAGATGCTGCTTTCAATTCATCAACATATTGTTCTGGTGGGAATGGTGTATCAGGAACAAAAAATGTTGCTGGCAATGCTGGCAAGCAGGGCGTAGTTTATATTTACTACTAGGAGTTTATCTATGAAAGAAAAACTTTACGCTATACTAGACAAAGACAATATTGTAACCGATGCTTGGTTTGCATTATCTTTGGAAGAAGCGCAACAGGACAACCCAGATAAAACCATATTTGAACTAACACCTAATGGCATTTCAAGCGTTCAAATAGGACAAAAAATTGAAAGGATATAAATATGGCAAACTATGCAGTAATTTCTGAAAACAAAGTAAGAAATGTAATTGTTTGTGATTCAAAAGAAATAGCAGAAGAAATAACTGGACACACCTGTGTTGAGTATTCTGATTCCAACCCAGCCCATATTGGACTAGGTTATATTGATGGCGTGTTTGAGCAGCCAGCAGTAGACTAATCTGCTATCATACTTTGTATGAAAACAATTCATTATCTTGCTGGTTTGCCCAGAAGTGGCAATACAGTTTTATCTTCTATTTTGAATCAAAATCCTGCTTTTTATAGTAGCCCACTAAGTCCAACGACTGATTTGGCTTGGGCTATAGTTAGGGAGTATGCGCAGAATGTTAATGCTTTACGAAATCCAAATCACGAAGCATTGAAGAATGTTCTAAAGGGAATGCAGCATAGCCTGTATGAAGATGTAGAACAATCTATTATTTTTGATAGAGAAAAATACTGGGCAACACCAGCAAACTTATCTTTACTTAAAGATGCTATTAATCCCAACCCAAAGATAATTTTTACAACAAGAAATATCTTAGAGATTTTAGTATCTTATATTAAAGAGGCTAGAACAAATCCATTTATTGATAATTTAATGGAAGAAAAAGACTTTTATCCTAGATTTTATTTACCAATAGATGATGCCAGGTGTGAATTTATTATGAGTCAAGACTATCAGGTATCAAAAGCAGTAATGGGTTTATCTTTTGCTATGCAAGAAAAACATAAAGACAACTTTCACTTTGTAGACTATAACAATTTAATGAATAATCCAAAAGAAATTATGAAAGGTATATATAAGTTTCTTGGGGTTGATTATTTTGAACACGATTTTCAAAATATAGTTAAAAAAGAAGTTGATAATTATAAAGCCGTTGGTGAATCAAAAACTTTGCATTATGTAAGAAAGTCTCTAAATAAAATATCAGAAAAACCAGAAGATGTTTTATCTCCTTATATAATTAATAAGTATAGGGATGCTACATTTTGGAGCCATTAGAAAATACTTTATTTTTTATTGAGGGAATAAAAGATTTAAGTCAATATACTTCTGCGCCTTTACCAGCAAAATCTTTGCTTCCAGAATGGTATAAATCAATTATACCCAATAAACAGGTTCCTAATCTAAAATCTTGTTTGCCTTTTTTTGATGCTATGAGCAGCGGGTATACTCAAGTAACTTGGGCAGATATAGAAGTAAAACGCATAGATGACTCTATAGAATTAGTAGTTAAACATAATCTTTCCTTAGTTGAAAAACGAGAAACTAAAAGTGTTGTTTCATATACTGGTGAGTACGAAGATACTGAGTTCATATGGCAAAGGTACTGGATACCTAAACTGCCAGTTGGTTATAGCGCTCTAATTACCCACCCATTAAACCGTATAGACTTGCCATTTACAACAGTATCAGCCATAGTGGATGTTGATGAGTTCTTTCATTTTCCAGTTGCCAATATACCTTTTTATATCAAGTCTGAATTTGAGGGAGTAATACCTAAGGGAACTCCTATGTATCAGATTATACCTATTAAAAGGGATAATTGGGATACAGATATAATAGCCTTTGACCCACACACTCAAAAAGAAAATGATACTATTATTAAAGAGATTGGAAAATCTCCCTATAGAAAGTTTTTTTGGAAGAAAAAATACTATAGTAAATAATTGGGGGCAAAGTGATTATACAAATTATAGGACTACCAGGTGCAGGTAAAACTGCACTAGCAACAGAACTTGCTGCTCGTATTAACGCAGTTCATTTCAATGCAGATGATGTACGTGCTGACCTTAATAAAGACTTAGGGTTTAGCGCAGAGGACAGAGTTGAACAGGCTCGCCGTATGGGTGCGCTAGCACGCCTTACAAGTAAGCAGGGGTTCATTACTATCTCTGACTTTATCTGCCCTACTGAACAGACTCGTGAAGCCTTTGGAAAGCCAGACATTCTTATATGGGTTGACCGTATTAAAGAGAGTCGCTTTCCTAATACAGATGCTATCTGGGAGCAACCTAAGGCTGACCTACGCATTGAAGATGGTCTAACCATTGAAGAAGAAGTGCAACTTGTAATCAGCACTTTTGGATTATATGACTGGCGTAAGCCAACAACTCTTATGCTAGGTCGTTATCAACCCTGGCACGAGGGACACCACGCCTTGTACGCAGAGGCTATGAACCGTACAGGGCAAGTAATGCTTGGAGTACGGGACACTCAAGGCACAAGTGAAAAAGACCCGCTATCCTTTAGTCAAGTCAAAGACTTCATTAGCAAAGACCCAGTAATGGATAAGGCTATGGTAATCAAAGTACCTAACATTACTAATATTGTTTATGGTCGTGATGTAGGATATAAGATTGAACAAGTAGATTTAGGAGTTGACATTCATGCTATTTCGGCTACTCAAAAGCGTAAAGAAATGGGTATTTGATTTCTTTTTAAATAACGATTGGGCTGATAAAGAAGCACAACTATATATTAAGGATAAAGATGACAGTAACAAGGGCTAGATCATTTGCTAAGGCAATGAGTTATCGCATATGGGGAACACTTTCTTCATTTATTGTTGCTTACATCCTTACAGGTAATGCTACTTTATCTGGGGCTATTGCATTTTGGGAAACAGTAGTTAAAATATTTATTTACTACGCACATGAGCGTGGATGGAACTATATTAAATGGGGGAGAAAGTAATGTATGAATACTATGTAAGAAAAGTAGAGAATGTTGTAGATGGAGATACCATCGACGTTCTTATTGATTTGGGATTTGATATCCTATTTGCGTCCCGTGTGAGATTGGCTGGTATTGATACACCTGAGTCTCGCACTAAAGACCTTGCTGAGAAGGCGCTTGGGCTAGAGGCTAAGGACTATTTGAAGAAGGCCTTAAAGGATGCTAAGTCTGTTATTATTAAGACTGAGAAGATGGACTCATCTGAAAAGTATGGTCGCATTTTAGGCTGGGTATATGTAGATGGAAACACCGTCTCACTCAATGACATGATGATCAATGATGGTTATGCTTGGGGATACCTAGGAGATACCAAGGTTAAAGACTTTGACGCTCTTGCAAAGGCTAGAAAGAAGTCTGGCAAGTGAGCCACGTACTTTACTTTACTGCAGAGTGGTGTAATCCATGTCAAAGAACCAGACCTGTTGCAGAAGAACTAAAACGTGATGGAGTGATTGATTTTATTTTTGTTGATGCTGACTCTGAAATAGAACTATTACAAAAGTTTGGCATTAAGTCTATACCAACATATATTTTGCTTAAAGATGGATTAGAAGTTAAAAGAATGAATGGTGCAAAAACAAAGCAAGACTTTTTAGATTTTATTGGAGAGCAATGAGTATAAAAAATCAAGCACTGATGGAGCATCTTGTTTTGCAAGGTGCACTAGAAGTATCTGGATTTGATATTGATTCTGGAGAAACACTGTATACAATTACAGATAAATTAAAAACTGTTTCTCCAGAAATGTATGAGGATCTTGAACAAACATTTAAATATAACATGTATCAGATGATTGACGCTGGTCCAAAGATTATGCAATGGAGGATTAACGTTGAGTGAAGATGATTTTATTGATGCTTTAATTTTAAATGGTGCCTTGGAAGTTGCTGCTATTGACATGAAGACTGGAGAGCCATTGTATAAGTTTACTGATAAACTAAAAGAAATTTCTCCAGAACTTTATGAAACTCAGCAGGCGATGTTTCATGAAGAAATTATGTCTTTGTGGGGTGATGGGTTTATTAATCTAGATCCAATGGAAGAAAATCCAAAAGTAACATTAACACCAAAAGCATTTAGTGCAACCGAAGTTGATAAATTAGATGATGCAAAGAAGGCTACTCTTAAAGAAGTCATTCGAATAATGTTGCTAGATTCCTGATATAATTAAGTCATGACCAAGTATTTTTTAGGATCACTAATAACGATGCTGGCAATTTTTATTTTTGCTAAATTCTTTTATCATGAAGAAAAAAGCACAAAAAAAATAAACATTTATAGGTATAGTCAAAGCAGCATTCATCACATAGTTAATCCTTTTTTAAATAAAGATACATTGAAGAAGAATAAAAAAATTACTCAAACAAGAAAGCACTTTGATAAAACAAATCTTAGAGTGATCATTGTTGAAGATGAGGCTTACTGGATTAAAGATAATATTTTTTATACAGCACGAATGACTAATGAGGGCGTTGATAAAGATACGACAACAGTAGTTGACACGATGGGTATGGATAAGGTACAATTAGATAAGATGTTGTTCATAATAGATCAACTTAGAGATGGGAAAAAAGATGATAGTGGGAGTTCAGGGAACTAACCAATTTACAGACTATAACGTATTTTTGCGTGGAATGGCTGTAGCAATGTCTGGTATGTCAAATGAAGATGAGCACTTCTACATTTATACTGCTGGACCAGCAAGAATAAACTCCATGGTCTCTGAGTTTGTAAATCTTTCAGAACGTGGAATGAAATCTCGTGGCAAGAAAATTAAATCCTTTAAGATTCCACCAAGTTGGATTCAAGATAACATAAAGGATGTAAACTATTTTGCATTCTTTAGCCAACCAAAAGAAACCGTTTCTTCGTTGGTAGCCGTAGCAGAAAACAATAATACCGAAATCGGTATTTTTAGATACTAGAATGGAACAAAATGATTATTAAAGAACTAGAACACATGGAAAAAATTGTTGCGTCAAACAAGTCTTTGAGTTGGGATGGCTGGACTGTAGTCAGTCGCTACCCATCAGAAAAGGGTCGCACATCAAAGGCAGGGGTTGCTATTGACTCAAAGTGGTACATTGAATCTCGCTATTCTCCTGAAAGATCTGGATGGAATATTCCCTCAAAGTTTGTTGAGTAGTTATGGGAAAGCATGAATGGAAAGATGAAGCGTCTTGCTTAGACTATGACACTAACTTATTTTTTGATAAGTACGAAGACGACGAACTATTAAGACCAGCAATAGATAAACTATGCTCTGAATGTCCTATAAGTAGGTCATGCTTTGCTGTTGGTATTACTGGAAAAGAGTGGGGCGTTTGGGGTGGAGTATACTTAGAAGGTGGCGAGATCTCTAGAGAATTTAATAAGCATAAAGATAAAACTATATGGTCACAAACATGGAAATACTTAACGCTAGATTAGGATGAATAAATGTATACAGATTCAATGAGACGTGCTTTTAGGTCACTAACTCCACCTAAAAACTTTAATGTTTATATAGTTGATGAAGAACATTTTTTAACAGTTCTTGCTAAAGAAAAAGATTTTATGTCTTTATCTGGAGAAGAAAAGTTTGAAGCGGTTGAGTATATGATAAGAGTTAAAAAAGCACTTGAAGACAATGGAGCAATAGTTATGCTTGTTCGTGAAGGAGGATCAGATGTCTGATGTTTTTAGTTTGATTGCATTTTGTGTATTTATGTTTGCTTTTGTTGGATCAATCTTTAATTTAATAAAGATGCGTAATCAAAATATAAAATTAAAATTGCAGATTATTGATCTTATTCAAAGAAATGAAATACTAAAGACATCTTTAAACTCAAAAGATGACAAGGATATAGAGAAAACAGAAGGCTTTCTTAATTTTGTGACACAGTCAAGAGATTGGGCATTTGAATACATAGAGAATGTTCAAAGTGGACTCAAGAAGTTTGTTAATGATATAGAGCCAGAAATTGAATATTTTAAAGAGTATGGAGATATTACATCTATGCAACCAAACTACTACTCTATTAAAAAAATAGCAGAGGCATACGAAGAGTTAAAGAAATTACTACCAGAAGAGGATGAACGATGAAAGATATAATCTTATCAACACTAACAGGTTTTGGGTGTGGCATTGTGTTTGCTGCATTCAAATTGCCAGTCCCAGCACCACCAGTTTTTGCAGGACTTGCAGGAATTATTGGTATTTGGCTTGGCGCAACAGTACTAACACGAATCATATCCTAGGAGGAATAATATGAATGAACAACTAAAGGCACTACTAGCATCATATGGACGATCAGTCCTTGGTGCAGGACTTGCACTATACATGTCTGGGGTTACAGATCCTAAGACGCTTGCTTACTCACTATTGGCTGCACTTGCACCAGTAGCATTGAGAGCAATTAATCCAAATGACACAGCGTTTGGTCGTTTGCCTGATGCATCAGTAGTTGATACTGCAGTAAAGAAGGCAACTGTTAAGAAGGCACCAGCACGTAAGAAGGCTGCGCCAAAGAAGAAGTAAAGTAAAAAAGAATAGGCTAGGAGAATAAAACCTCTTAGCCTATTTTTTATATGCTAAATAAGTCTGTAAAGACTGGCTTATATGGAAATCCTAAGCCATCTCTTCTAGTTTGAGTTTCTTTTTGATCACCAAAATATAAAAATGAAACAACAGTCCATCTAGGATTGCCCTCTTTAATTTCTAGGATCTTGTGCTCATATGAATATGCTGATGGAAATACATATAGTTGTCCTGCTTTTGGCTTAACTGTTACACCAAAGTGTATGAACTCTAGTTCTCCACCTTCGTAATCATCGTTTGGATAGTAAACCATTGATACAGTTCTTGGAGTTGCAAGAGTATCATCAGAGTGTGCTCCAAAAAATTCTCCATTAGAAAATCTTGATATGCGTAGGCTTTCTCTGCTTTTAGGATCTAGATTCCAGTGATAAAGATAAGAATTAATTGGTCCACCAAATGCTTTATTTGCTTCTGGATAGTTGTATACCCAGCAAGTATCTGACTGCTTACCATTTTCTTTTGTATACTCTACATTATCAAAGAAGTCTTCTCTAACCCATGGCTTATATCCAGGCTTATCTTTATTTTCTTCCCAAAATTCTTTTGTTAGGGTTTTGTTAAAGAAATCCATTGAGTTTGGCCAGACGTTGTCGTATATGTGCATTCCTGGAAATGGAGATGTAAAACTAAACTCTTTACCATTTTGATCAACGGTAACGCCTCTTTTGGCATTTTCAATTCTTTGCTGGTCCATGACACATCCTTTGTTCTTCAATAATTATACCATGACTGTTTCTGGTATACTTATTAAATGCCTGGTTTTTTTATTTCAACTCCGCCTAGATGTGGCACACATCTACTTGTAGACTCAATTGCTTTGGCTACACAATCATATACTGCTAGATTTACTAAGTATGATAACTCTTTTTGGGATCATCCAACTATAAAAAATAGATCAAGCGCAGTTGTTGGGATTCATGTACACAATAAGCACCCAGAACTTTTAGAGTATGCAAAGTTAAATAAAATAATTACAACAGAAAGGCACCCTATAGGTCAGGCACTATCTATTTTATTTATGCATAATAGAGGGTTTAGTCCAGATTGGCCCGACAACAAGATGTTTAACTCAGACCTATTTAAAACAATGACACCGAACTCTGAAGAATTTTTAGCCTACATTGGCAGCAAGCAGTTTGCAAGTTATAGAAAAATTACTTCAGACTGGGCACCATATGGGGAATGTTTTAGTTTTGATAGATTAGTTTCTGGTGATCAAAGGGAGTTAGAAAACCTAAGTGATTACGTAGGCGCTAAAGTAGTCCTAAAGGATATAGAAAAAAGTAAGAAAAAATATAATGATGGTATTGTATTTTTAGGTGATGCAGATTTATGGAAAACTATAATGTCTCAAGAATTTGCATCTGAGGTTGCAAAAATATTTCCAGAATACAGTATGGAAACATATAGTCCAACTCCTAAAGATGGAGATTGGCTTTTTAAACAACTTCTGGTATAATATATATACCTGCCCATTAGGGGGGTAAATTAACTTATTCGCTTGAAAGGGGAATAAAATGGTAAGTACATTCGCTATGGATCTTTTTAATGATCCATTTTTTATTGGCTTCAACAGAGAGTTGAATCGCCTAAATCACGCACACAAAGTAAACTCACAATCATACCCACCGTATGATCTTCTTAAACTAGATGAAGATACATATAGACTTTCTTTGGCTATTGCTGGTTTCTCCAGAGAAGACATTGATGTCTCAGTAGACAACGGAAGCCTTATTATTAAGGGTGAGATTACAGAAGTAACAGATGCAGAAGTTGTTCACAAGGGAATTGCTGGTCGTAAGTTTACACGATCATTTGCTCTTGGTGAATACATGGAAGTAACTGGTGCTGAACTGAAGGATGGAATGCTACACATTAATGTTGATCGCATTGTTCCTGAAGAAAAGAAACCAAAGTCTATCGAAATTCGGTAGTACAATATAATTGTCGGGGGAGACAGCGACACTAAATACCTGGTATGCCTCACGTAGGACCTTGGGATGGATTAGTTACCTATTCTATACGACCTGGGCCATTGTGCTTGAATCGCCTACGTGGGGCTCTTAATATTTAGCGGTATAATATTATTAATGACTAACAAAGAGTTAGAGCAATATAACAAGCAAGAGTATAAGAAGAGGCTTGCTGAAATAAAAGAGTCTTCTGGTTGTGTTGACTGCGGAATAAATAATCATATAATATTAGACTTTGATCATCTTAAAGATAAAAAATATAATATATCTAGAATGATTCATGATGGTTTTTCGTGGGCAGCAATTAAAAAAGAAATAGCAAAATGTGAAGTAGTATGTGCAAACTGCCACAGGATAAGAACACATAAAAGATTGACTACATAAACCTTTTGGTGTATACTTATTATATAACAAAGGAGAACCATGATACATTCATTACTACTTATCCCAGCATTTTTTCTTGGATACATAGCATGCTATATTGCAATGACTTATAAAGTAGATCAAGATTGATTAGGTCAGATCTTTTTGACTCTTCATCTAACAATCTAAAAACTTGTATGAAGTGTTTAGATGATTCTAATGATGAAAGTTTTTGGGAAACTCATCAAGAACTACCAGAAAATATTATTTGGTGCGTTAACATAGGGCAGTAGTTCAGTTGGTTAGAGCACCACTCTTATAAGGTGGTTGTCGTTGGTTCAAGTCCAACCTGCCCTACCAGTTCCCCTTCGTATAACGGCAATACGCCACCCTTTGGAGGTGGTCATCGTGGTTCGAATCCATGAGGGGAAGCAATTATAGTGGTATAATTAATTCATGCCATATCGTGTAGGTGCTAAAGGAAGTTACGGTTGCTCAGGATACCCTGCTGTAAAAGAGGGTGGAGAAGTAATGGGTTGCCACAAAACTAGAGCAGAAGCAGCAGGACAGATATATGCAATTAACCGTAGTGAAGGAAACATAGGTAAAGCAATGCCAAATATTCAAGAAGGCGATTTCGCCATGACAGCGCATGGATCAGATGAAGAGGTTCATATTGGTCAAGTAGTACACGTAATGCGTGAGGGTATGCTTGGTGTTCCTGGAGGAGAGTACTCACTTGAAGCATCTGCAGAAAATCCAGCGGTACTCATTCAGTTATTTGAACAAGAAGAAAATGGAATGTGGGAAGCAACAAACTTATATACGGGATGTATGATGTCACTGATAGTTCCTATTGACCCACTACCACAAGAAAAAGAAGATTCAGAAATGGCCATGGCAGCATACGATGCATCAGTTGGAAAAGCAGAAAATCCAATTATGCCAACATCAACATATCAAGGTTGTGACTGTGAAACATGTAAGTCCTTGAATGTAAACTGCGAAAACTGTCCTGTATGTCAATCAGAAGGAATGAAAAGTGATTGCTGTCCAGATTTAAATAAGCAAGCACCATGTTGGGACGGATACGTTCAGCGTGGCATGAAACCTGGAGCAAATGGAAAAAAGGTTCCTAATTGTGTACCAGTAGCAAAAGCAAATGATCTTTGGGAAGACGATGATACAGTAGAATATGATACTGACTCAGTTAATAAGGCTGATGGATATTCTCCACCAGCAGGAGCACGTAGTGCAGCACGTCGTGCAATTAAATTTAAAGAACAGGGCAAGGCCAAAGGTGCTGGTACATCCGTTGGTTGGACTCGTGCAGGGCAATTAGCAAGAGGAGAAACATTATCTCTTAGCACCGTTAAGAGAATGTACTCATACTTCTCACGCCATGAAGTAGATAAAAAGGGTAAGGACTGGGGAAATACAGCAAACCCTTCTAATGGTTACATTATGTGGCTTGCTTGGGGTGGCGATGCTGGATTTTCTTGGTCAAGAAGAATTGTCGAAAGCGAAAAGAACAAAGCACTATTTGCAGATTTTGGAAAAGATTATACAAGATCAACCACTAACACATATAGAGCGGAGTAGCAATGCCAAAGAAAAAAGCAGGGTCTTTTAATGACACTCAAATTAAAGATGGTTGGATTGTTAAAATGCGTAAAGATGGAACAATTAAAGCAAAAATTGAACGCTATTTTAACAAGACTACTCAGTTAAAGCCCAAAGGCCAGCGATAGTTGAATACTCTTACTTTTAACAAAGTAGATAATTTAAATGAATTTTTATCTATAGGTGAGTTTGGTTTGCCACCATCTAAATACTATATGAATAAAAAAGAATATATTCAATCAATGAAAAATTTTAGGATGGGCAATAATAGTTATCAGCAGGAAGATGGGTATCACATTGTGGATACTTTTGCTCATGAAATAATTGCAAAGGGTAGAGAAGACTGGCCTGTTGAGTACAAATTTAACTCAGAACTATTTAGATGTGATCATTTTAAAACAGAGCATGAAGGAGTCCATATTGTATTTTCTGGTTGCTCTGTAAGTGAAGGTATTGGAATAAAACAAGAAGATACTTGGAGTTATAGACTATATAAACAAATATCCGAAAACAACAAAGTTAGCGGATATTTTAATTTAGCACATGCAGGAAACGGATATCATCAGATAGTTGGAAATTTTTTAGAATATGTAAAAAGATATGGTAAGCCAGATGTTTTTGTTGTATTGCATCCTAACATTGAAAGGCAATATAAATTTTTAAACGAAGAAAATTTATTTTCATATCAAGTACAGGCTCAAAAATTAAACGAAGATAGAAAAACAACTCCAGAAGAATATTTTACCTCTTTTGCAGCGTGGGCCAAGGTATGGGAAAACTTTGTACAAATTTGTAAAACATTAAATGTAGAACTTGTTTGGGGTAGTTGGGATGCAATAGATCAACTCAACATTAAAAAACTTGGAATTTTTAAAGATTCTTTTGTTAAGGTTCAAAACCATAATAGCGCTTCAGAGTTATCTAAATTGCTTATTGATTTTAATTTAAGTGACAAAGATATATATGCAAGAGATAGTCACCCTGGACCAGTTTCACATTATATGTGGGCAAACAATTTTTATGATGAGATCAAGGTAAGGGGTCTGTTAAATGGACATGAGTAGTTATTATATTGAAAATGAAACTGATGCATTTAATAGTTTAAGAATACATGATTTTGAAAGAATGGTTTTTAACTTTGATGAAAAGTTTTCTAAAGAAGAACTTTTAAAAAATATTCAAAATAATTTTAATAGTTTATATAAAAAATATAATTATAAATTTATAGATGACTACCACGTAATGGATCATGTACCTAATGAAAACATAGAAACAAACAGAGAAGATTGGCCAATTGAATATAAGTATAATCAGGATTTCTTTAGATGTGATAATTTTAAAAAAGATCATAGAGGTCTTCATATAGTATTTTCAGGTTGTTCAAATACTGAGGGTATTGGTTCTAACATAGAAGATACATGGTCTCATATGCTGCATTCTGAAATATCTAGATCAACAAAAACTTCTGGGTATTTTAATTTAGCAAAAGGTGGTCTTGGAACACAAAGCATAATTAGTAATTTTCTTATTTATGTTAAAAAATATGGGGCACCAGATGTTTTCATTGTGCTACATCCAAATATATTAAGAAATTATTTTTGGAATTCTGAAAGAAAATTTTGGACCTTTGAACAAAAAAGTCCTGCATTCCCAGGAGATAAAGAATATTTAAACTATAAAGAATTATATATGGACAAGTTTTTAAATTGGGTTGTTGAGTGGAATCTTTTTTTAAACTATTGCAAACTTATTGGAACAAAGGTTATATGGTCAACATGGGCACATGATGAAACGCAAAATATACTAAATACAGATATATTTTCCGATAGTTTTTTAGCATTAAATGAAATATCTAAAGATTTAATTGATGAATATTGCCCACAAGGTATATGTCCAAAAGGAATGATAAACGCAAGAGATGTCCATCCTGGAAAGATATTTCACAAAAACGTGTATAATCTATTTTATAACGAACTAAAGAAAAGAGGAATAGCAAATGATTAAAAGAATAGTTAGATGGTATCGTATTAGGAAAGTAATGAAAGAACTCAAAAAGCCTAGAAAATACGTATACTAATGAAAAAGGGAAAACTATACTTAGTTGGTCTGCCAATAGGAAATTGGGAAGATACATCTGAAAGAGCAAAAAGATATATATCTACCGCAAAAAATCTGGTTATTGAAAGAGAAGAAGCATTTGAGCATATATGGTCTTCTCTTGGTATGACTAGACCAGATTCTAATATTATATCTATAGAGTTTGAATCAAATGCGGGGGAACCAGATGGAATACCCTATGAATTAAGGAATATGGATAAGATTATGGCCCTACTTGACAATGGAGAAGACGTTCACATAATTTCAGATGAAGGTATGCCTGGGGTTGCAGACCCTGGATCGCATATAGTTGGCAAAGCAATTCGTGCTGGTGTTGAGGTCACTGCTACGCCAGGACCATCAGTTGCTATTGCTGCAGTTGCAGTTACAGGAACAATGCACAACTTTACTTTTGATTCTTTTCTGCCATATGAAAGAAAAGATAAGATTAAGTTTTTAATGGATAGAGCAAATCTTCATACTCCACTTGTTTTGGTGTTAAGAAATGTAAAAAAGGTTGATGAAGCAGGTCAGTATCCAGTCCTAAGCGAAGAGATTAATGAGTTCTTAGAAGATTCATGCAAGATCTTTGGAGTAGAAAGACATGCTGCACTTTGTTATAACTTAACAAAAGAAGATGAAAGAGTTGTTCGTGGAACATTTGGGTATTTAAAGGAATACTTTGAGACAACTGAAAGAAGTATTTGGGATCAGATTACTGTTGTAATAGATCATAAGAATGGCAATATGCCTATCTAATTATGCTTTGTCCATAAGTTTTTTCCCAAAGAACAACATCTGCTTCATCATTTAACAGTGGCTGTCCTTTAATGTTTAAACTAGTATTAAGAAGCACTGGCACACCAGTCTCTAAATAAAACTTATTAACAGTTCTCCACAGACCACGATGATCATTTCTATTGACAGTTTGAACTCTAGAAGTTCCATCTGCATGCACTACCGATGGAATTTTGTTTGGCTGTAGACATTTAACTGTGTACTGCATATAAGGTGAAGCAAAGTCCATATCAAACCATTTATGTGCATACTCTTCTAAAACAACTGGAGCAAATGGCCTAAATAGTTCACGTTTTTTAATCATGTTTACTTTATCTTTGATGTTTGGATCTCTTGGATCAGCAAGAATACTTCTATTTCCCAATGCTCTTGGCCCATACTCTGCTCTTCCTGTTGCTACTGCTGCAATACCATCCTTTAAAATAGCATCTACAATCTTTTGAACAGGGTAGTCTCCACCAAGATCATGTCCTAGGTATGGATCTTTCCACTCAATATGCTTTCCATACAAGGCTGCTGCAGCACCTAAAGAACTGCCTGCATCTCCTGGATTAGGCATAATCCAGATCATATCAAACAAATTCCACAAAGACGTGTTTGCTGATGAGTTAAGGGCACATCCACCCATGAATACAAGATTCTTTTTGCCAGTGATTAGTTTTGCCATTCTCATAAATTCCATTAGTCTAGTTGTATAAACAACTTGAACTGCAGCAGCAATATCAAACTTATCCTGTTCGTTTATTGGCATACCCCAGTCATGAATACCTTTGTGAAAATTATATTTCTGTGTGTGATAATTTGGGAAGTAATCATCTACTTCTTTATAGTATCTCTTCCAGTCTCCATACGCTGCCATCCCCATCATAATGTACTCTTCTTGGTTAGGCATAAGGCCAATTAAATCTGTAAAGGCTGAATAAAATAAACCAAAACTAGTTGGATAGTTTTGTTTATGCTTAAGTTTGATCTTTTCGCCTTCGCCAACCCAAACGGTAGAGGTATTGTATTCACCAATAGCATCCAACACAACTATTACCGCATCATTAAAAGGACTAGTATAGTAACCAGCAGCAGCATGCGAGTAATGATGCTTAAATGATTTTACTGGTATTGGTCTCCCAAAGATATTATTTAGTTCATATCTTGGTTTCCAGTCCCCAGAACCACCCTTTAAAAGCAGTCTGGAAGCCTTTAGAAGGGGCTTTTCGTAGTAGGCTAGGTAATCTGGTCTACCATATTGCAAAGCATCTTTTATTAAACTATCATTGATGTACCAGTCATTTTTTTGCTTACTGTATCTTTCTGCATGCCCAGCAAATAATATTTTTCCATCCTCAATTAAAGATACAGACGCATCATGAGATGTTTCATTAATTCCTAATATTTTCATTCTGCTCCAGTAGAATCTCTTTTTAATTCTAACGGTATATTATGATACCAATTTGGAAGGGCATATCTAGGACCTTTTGTTACTGGGTATACCTCATGTACATACAAGAAATTAGATGGAAAGAATAAAACACTTCCTGCTTTAGGCTTAAATTTTAATCCAGAATGTCTAAACTCAATTTCTCCACCCTCATAGTCATCATTTAAATAAAGAAGAACAGAGAGCACACGACTACTAATTCCTTGATCTTGGTGTGCAGGAAGATGACCACTGGTATCATATTTTAGTAAGTGCATTGTATGCTCTCTAGACTTGATATTCTTTTCAGCAAAAGGATAGAGTTCTGTGGTGTAATGATGAAGAGTTTTATCAAGCGCACCAAACAACTGAGAGGATATGTTTGTTTGTTCTTCTTTGTAAACATCATTAGCAGGTATGTGCTCTACTTGTGGAATAAATTTTTGCCAGCAAAACATTAATTTATTTTCGCCTTCACCATATGTCCAGGCAATCCATGGCTTAACAGATGTTTGTAATGGTTTATTGTCCTCTGCATATTTAGCATCTAACTCTTCAATTTGTTTAATTAGTGATGCTGGATCTTTAATAACATCTGTATAGTATGCAATACCAAGATCTAAAACTTCAACATTAAAGTCTAACAAGTGGGTAGTCCTTTGCTTTCCACTCATTTTTCCCAGGGTGGAATTCAGGATCTACATGCTGAGGCAAACTTGTATGCATGTATAAAGCAGTGTACCTATCTCCTCTTGTTACTGTTGTAATTCCATGTATGTATTCGGTGCCAGCACTTGGAAAAAATACAGCAGAGTATTGTTTTGGTTGATATGCAAAGTCTTGGTTAGGGAAATATATCTTTCCACCATCGTACTCTGACTCATTGTTTAAATACATAATGGTACTAAATTCAATCCATGGCTCTGGTCCTTGTGCATCAATGTGAAGATCACCTTTTGTACCAGTTGACCAATGAGAGCCAAAACCTTTAAAAACATAAATATCATTCTTAAATCCATAAAGTTCACGATGCATTTCATTTGATTTATGACCATACTTAATCATAATATCCATAACAGTTTTATTATATGGAAGAGAAGTTCCACCATATCTTTGGCTATAGTATTTTGGATAAGGATTTATTTCAGAAGGATTATTTTGTTCAGCAATTAGAGTTGCAGCATCTTCTGGAGATATAAAGTTTTCAACTATATGGATTCTATGCATATACCTATTATAGCATCACTGCTAAGATATCCTTTTTATATAAATATCATAGAACCCTAGATTATGCAGGGCGATTGCATCTACTATCCAGTTTTTATTTAAATGCAGGAACTCATTAACTGTTTGGAATGTACCATAAGGCTGATCTTCTATTACCCCATCATAAATTAAATAATCATTCAATCCAATAACTCCACCAACACGAACAAGCCTTGAAGATTCTAATAAAAGATCTCTAGTTTGAATCCTATCATTGCTAATATCAATATAGATAAGATCATATTTTCCATTTAATTGTTTAGCAACACTTACAGCATCACCTTTCATTGTTGCAATATTTGGATGATAATTAAACTTATCAATTATATACTGTTGATGATTTTCTGGGGTATATAAGAGTTCATGCTTGAAACCCTCGCACTGACATGAACCAAACTTTCGCCACGACCAACACTTTAAGTCTTGGTTATATAAATCAACTAGTAATGCGTGAGATGCTTTTGCTGTGTCTATAAATAGTTGTGCAGAATAACCCCATGCAACACCAAACTCTAAATACCTTATTCCTTCAGGAACGCTTTTAGCGTACTCTTCTCTTGAAGAATAAACTTTAGTATTATTGAGTTGAGATTGAGATATTTTTTCTGAGTCTTCAATCTCATCTTCTTGAAAAGTTTTTACCTCTCCATGCTGCAGCCCACGAACAGGCTTTCTAGCCATTAGCGTGTGATCCATCACAAAATGGGTAACTTTGTGACTGTCCACAAACACAGGCTTTTCTTCTTTTTAGTTTTGTATCTTCAATGGTCAAAGTTTCTTCACTTCTAAAAATCTTTACAACAGACTCAACATCATTTGTACTAACAACTGTTGCTGCCTTACCTTCATGATCACCTTCTGTAATCATTACTATGCTTCCTTCTTTCATGCTTCCCCCTTGTTTTTATAATTATACCACTGTAGCCCCAACGGGAGTCGAACCCGTCTTGCCAGATTGAAAATCTGGAGTCCTAACCGATAGACGATGGAGCCTTGGAGCGAGTGACCAGAATCGAACTGGCACAACCAACTTGGAAGGATGGTGCACTACCATTATGCAACACTCGCTTGGTATCCCTGGTAGGATTCGAACCTACGACCTACACCTTAGAAGGGTGTCACTCTTCCACTGAGTTACAGAGATATAGTACACCAGGTAGGACTTGAACCTACGATAACCGAATTATGAGTTCGGGGCCTTAACCAACTTGGCTACTGGTGCTTAACCTTATAAGTTAGATACTGATCTTAAATTTTTAGTACATTTTATGCAAGTAGTATAAGTTCTCATTGTAAAAGGACAGGAAGCATCAAATGTTTCTTTGTGTGAGCAAAATGATTGCTTGATTAAATCAATGGTCGCTTCTATAAAAATTTTGATCATTACTCTAGTATAGCAGACCATGCTATACTTGTAAAGTGAAGCCATATGTTATTAAAAATTTTATTGATCTAGAAGAATGTAATAGTATAATTACTTTTATTGAAGACAATGACCAGGAAACAAACTCTAAAGTTAAAAGAAGATTAATGAGATTTGGTATAGATATAATGAATGGCTCAACCCATCCATTAAGTTTTATTGGTGATATGGGTGTTTATCTTAAGAGTATTGCAGAAAAAGCGGGAAGAGTAGCAAAAGAATTGCACGATCAAAAAAATGATGTTTACTTATCTACTCTATGGCTATCTAAACAATTACCAGATACTAACATAATTAGACATATGGATACTGATGGTGGTAAAGGATCTCACTACATATATAGCGGTGTAATATATTTAAATGATCAGGCATTTGGTGGAGAAATTGTTTTTCCAAAAATAGAGTTTTCTTATAAACCGCAGGCTGGAGATTTAGTATTATTTGACTGCAGAGATAAAGATTCTTTGCATGGAGTTAATAAAACAACTCAAAATAGATATGCAATACCTATTTGGTTTACTGATGATCCTCAGTATCAAATGGTTTAAGATATCTAACTTCATCTATTATCTTATACTTTAAAGCAATATCAAGCATCTGTTCTGAATATGATCCTGGCTCTGGAGTATCAGAAAAATATACAACGTAGTACATTGTCTCGTATATTCTTTTCATAATAGAGCCATTTGCTACTGCTTTTTTTACATTATCAGTTCTTTTGGCTCCAGGTCTCTTGCCATCACCCTTCTTGCCACCCTTGCACTCCACATACTCGTACTTAGAGCCTTTTGCTAAAAAGTCTACTTCACAACCTGTTCCAGGCATATAAACATTCTTTTCAATATCATTAAATCCACGATGTTTTAAATCTTCAAACACAAGCGCCTCAAAATCATCACCAGATTTTTTAGATTCAGATTGAAAGTTTAAACTATCAATCACAGTTTTATGGCTTTTTCTTTTATAATGTTATAAAGTTCCAATGATTTAGTTAGATCAAGGTTTTCAACACTTACTTTCTTTTGAAACTCTTTAAACTTTTCCACATGAGTTTTTTTATTTATTACATCATCTCTAAGTGAGGCACTTTTAGTTTTTCTTTTATAATTTTCTTCATCTAAATCAAGCCTATCAAATAGATCCAAAATAAAAGAATCAGTATTATTAATAACATCATCTGATAGATAGATATACTCAGCAGACATAGAATCTTCTATTAGTTTATTATAAACATGTATAAGAACTTCGCACTGAAGTTCACCATCTGCTCTTTCAAAACAAGTTTGTGGCTCTTCAATGATAGCAATCAAACTTACGTCTTGTTCTTCAGAGTTAAACTTTAAAGGTACATGCTGCACCTGAATTCTTTGTTCAATATGTGCTTCAGCAATATTTTTTGCGGGGCCAGGGTAGGCAATTAGATTCAAATTCATAACTATTAGTATACCAGACCAACATCTAACACACTTTGATCATCTGTGCAAACACTATGATACATGTTAAAAAACCTAATATCCTCTTCTGTTTCGTATGGCAGTTCTTTACCGCACACACATATCTTATTCATCACGCTTCCAATGAATAAAAGATTTTATGTAGACCGCTGCATAGGCTATAGCCATAGCAATAAACCCATACTGCTTAGTTGCAAGGGCATAAAGGATCCATAAGCACTCATTGACGCACAGAATAAGCCATCCCCATATAGTCTTACGACCAACAAGAAAGATTCCAGACACGCCAATAACGGCTAAGACCCAAGACCACATATTACTTAGATGATGCCAATGGCATTACATTGTCACATGGACACATGATTGATTCTGGCAGTTCATGAACCTTTGTATCAATAACAATAGAGGTTTTGCATTCTGCACACTTATAAGTATTTTTCATATATCAATCATACCATAGTTAGGCTGATGTGTCCATTACAAGATGGCTCTTGCAAACAAGTGACATAAAATAATCTGGATCTTCTCCTACTCGTTGTGTGTATTGTCCTGGGCCACTGCAATAGTGACATTTATCTTCTGGTCTGTTTTCAATCATTATATGATTATATCACATTGCGGTTTTTAAGTTCGGCGCAAAATAGATAGACTAAACTACATTACGAGTCTTGCGACTCGCTATCTGTTACCTTATCTTTAGGCACCCATACCTTTTTACCATCTTTCCATACAGGCCAATAACCTGCAGAACGCCAGTCCATACGCATAATCTTAGGCTCTTTCACTGTCTATGCCTTTTCTTGTTTCCATACTTGGACTTTACTTCAGCCTTAGCCTTTTCAACAATAACTCTGACTGTTTCTTCAACACTAAACTCTTGATCAAAAGTTTGTTCAGTATCCATTTAAGCACTCATTTCTAGTATGGTATAGACGTATTTTGGTCATAATCTTTTTTGACGGGGCATCTAATGGTTCACCACAAGCAGCACAATCATAAGACCATTCACCTGTAAAGAAGTCATACTTAAGACCCTTAGCATTAGTATACTTCTTTGCTACGAATACTGCAAATGGATCTGGAATATCGTATATCATCTATGTTCTTTCTTAATATGGTTTGTTAGTGTAAAGTGTGCAAAGCCTGACCTAACCTCAATCTCACGTTTACAGTTAGGACAGATAACTAGCCTAGTACTCAATGCTAAACCAGAACCATAGAAAGTCTATGCTGAACTGATAGCGATCAATACGAAAGCCTAGCCCAAAGCCTTTAGAGTAACCCATGTGGACCCAATATCTGTCTCTGATACGCAACTCTTTAATCATTAGAGTATTCGTAATCTAGTAGGTACTTAACGCTGTTCAAAAGTGCGAGGGCAATAAATGCACTCTTCCAATAGTTAATCTGAGCATCCATAAAGGATAGACCTAAAGCCATAGCCAGTATAAAAGGTGCTCCGTTGATAAGTGATCTGTATATTTTACTCATATACCAATTATAGCCTACTTCAGGACAAAGGTCAAATCTTGTTTAGATAGAAAAATAATATTCGTACATAATCACCAGTCTTAAACTCTAGGTCTGGTCTGTAATGGTCTTGGTTTTTAGGATCAAATATGATAGCATCGTTGTTTTCTAGGCTATAACATTTTTTCTCAATACATAAAGGCCAATCTATATTAGCGTTTAACTGATAGTCAAAGGTAAGAGCGTTTGCTGGGTAGTTTGGATCCCTATGCTCAGGAAGATTAGGATTTATATGATTATTGTTATAGTCAGAGTAAGATATATGATAAATGCTATATCCTTCATCAAAGTGCTGCGCTATGACATCTTTAATCTCTTGTGATATATTGCTATCTATCATAATGTCATCTCGTCCACGATCTGTTTCAGCATTTAACTTTATATTGTGATAGTTAGACTCAACTAAGTTATTTAGATAGGCAATTTGTTCTTGTGTAAAGACATTTTTAATAACCTTATTGATTTCCATAAACTTTATTGTAGCATATATATGCTATACTTAAAATCTATTTGGGTTCGTATAATGGTAGTACTCCAGGTTCCGAACCTGATAACGTTGGATCGTAACCAACACCCAAAGCAAGTATAATAATACTATGAATGAGTCTATTTTATACATTTTATACAGTCCAGTACACAAGGCTGTCAAGATAGGCATATCAGATATCTCAGGCAAAAGGTTTGCAGCCCATAGGACCAAAGGATGGCTCCTAGTATCCTATTGGCATTTTTTCGAGGGGGATAAGGCAAGAGCCGTAGAATCTATAGTACTAAACACATTAAGGGATAAACACGGACACTTCCTACGTAAGGAGGATATGCCTCAAAATGGATATACGGAGACATTTGATGCAAGTAAGGTTACTAAGAGAGGTTTGATCCGTATGGTCAATAAGGCAATCAAGACTCTTGATACCCCGCAAATATAGCCTATGCTGTTAGACAAACAACCTTTGTGATAGTCATATGAGGTTCTTCTCTTAGTGCCATAGCCTTGGCTTCTTCTTCAGTTGATGCAAACATTTCAAGATCGAATGCACGGTCATAATCTAATAGAGATATTTTGTATATGTTCATAATCTAATTATAGAGTAGTGATATGTGGTTTGTCAATAGGAGTTATACACAGGTTGTTAGGTTTTGGAGATACTTTGTTAGGTTCATAATGTCTGATTTGTAAGGTTTTGATCATAGTTATCCACAGGTTTATCCACAGATTAATCTTACTGATAATATTATTAGACACGCTAGAAGTGGAGTGAAGTGGAGGATAGTGGAGTATAGCGCATCTTTAAGGAGGGCCGTTCGTAATGCCGCTTTTTCCAAACCCCATATCCAAACATTCCCAAACCTTCATATTCTTATATCCAGCATATGTGGCATGCATTATATACCAAACATTGGTGTTTGTCAACTTTGTTTTGACACAAAACGTATGACAAATGTCCACGATTTTTTGACGAATTTCGTAATAAAATTTAATAAATTGTTTTAAATTAAAATATATCAAACAAAATGTTTGAAAAACAATTGTTTTATATAGAGGTGTTTATACTATAGTGGTTTGGTATCATCAAAGGGATCTATTGGTACTCCCTGGGAAAAACCGTACACTTGCCCCAGGGCTTCGCCCAGGGCCTGGCCTGCGTCCAGGTCTTCGTAATCTATTGTGCCCTCTAAAAACTCGGGGGTAAAGGAAAAGAAACGATTAACTATAGGAACATGCTTAGTGATAGATACAAAGCCATTCCACATAGAGTCAGAGAATGCCTGATAGTCTTTTGGATATTGTTTTGCATAGTTTGCAAAATGATTTCTTCCCATATAAGAATTATATCATTGTTTGATAGAAAGGTTTGATATAAGGTTTGACAAACAAACAATTGTTTGGTATCATCCAGGATATTTTATAGTCCTTCGTAATCCCAAAGTTCCAGGAAATTTAGATCTTCTTCGTAATAAGGTTTGATATAAGGTTTGGGGCTCGGGCCGTGGCCCAGGATAGTTAGTCTTCCTGAGCCCCAGCGTCTATAAACATATCTTCCAATGAGTCATAGTCTTGTTTGGAATCAACCTGCAAGGCTGCACACAATAACTCCCAAGCCTCGTTGACATAGACTTCCGCAACAGTAGTTGACAAAACAATATCTTCTGATATCATGAAAGCCAATGGCAAACCAATGTCATTGTATGCTACAAAATCCTCAAAGTCTTCTTCATCCTTGTAGTTCAGCCAAAAGTCTGCAAGGATAAAACACTTCTTAGAATAGGGTATAGTGGTTGGCTCTGATGTCATGGTTGCTTCTCTCCTCTTGTGATACTTCTGTTAGTAGGTCTAGTCTATGATTTACTACATTACCGCCAACTCTTGCCATATACACGCCAACCTTCTCAATGTCAAGTCTTAGGTCAGATATAAGGGCAGAGATTTTAACGGCAACTCTTTCTTCGTCTGTCATTTTATGTCGCATAGTTATCTCCTTAGTTCATTGTATCAGAAAGGTGAGGGAGGGGCAAGCCACCCAATAGCCTGCCCCATCCCTGATCAGCCAAGGGACCCAACCTAGGCTGTGATTAATGGCGCATAAGCAGCCACAAATTTATCAAAATCGACAGATACATTATCAGTCACAGTTTTATTAGTAAAATCAATTAGCACTGTTTGTTCACCTAATTCGTATCCGTCATTGTCAATGGCATAAATACCAAAACCATGCTCATCCAAAATCTCGTGCTGCATAAGATAACTAATAATCATACGTGTACCGTATGAAGAATCAAACCAACGAGGACGAGCATGCTCCAGGGCTGCAGCAAGGTCAGTCTCCCATTCAGTCTGGCCCCAGTGACTGTATAGAACAACCATGGGCCCCTTCTCACTGTCTTTGAATACAAAATTAATCCGTGCTCCCATTATTCTTCCTCCTCGTTAATCTCATCAATTTCTAGTGGGTACCAATCATATGCATATTCCTCAACATCTTCGCTGAGTTCAATACGGTTCATTTCTTCAATTGCTTCTTCTTCAGAGTCAGCCTCAATTTGAAACTCATATAGAGTCTCTCGCTTGGCTATAATTGCATACTTAGGCATTTAGGGTCTCCAGTTCTACTAGGGTTAGTTCTTCAATTGTAGCGCATTGTGGACATTTTTGCAAGTCTGCCTCGTCAAAGGCATCTCTAATAGTATTATCAGGGTCTTCAAATTCAGCACCGCAGTTCTCGCAATAGAACCAATTAAAACTAACTCT